CGTCGTTCATTGCAGAAGCTCCAGGCTTCCCGCACGGCCACAAACCAAATGGGCACCCCAGCTCCATTTCCAGCCGATGCGTTCGGAATTCCTATTGTTGTAACCGACTCGATTCTCAGCACTGAAGCCTTGTTAACGTAATAACGTAATCACTAACTGGTGCCGTCATCAATGGCGGCACCAGTATTTGGGAAATAATATGGCGAATTATTCGACATTATTAGAACAGGCTCAACGGACGATAGCCAGCGTGGCAGGTGTGACGGTCAAGTATTCTCGTGGCTCTGCATTTGCTGTCTTAACTGCTGTTCCGGCAGTGAGTAATTTCAACGCTGATGGTGACCAGATAATCACCGAATATCGCTCTAGGGATTTTATTGTGGCTTCTGATTCTTTATTTATTAGTGGTCTACCAATAACTCCCAAAAAGGGAGATATCATAGAAGAAACAGTGGGAACATCGGTACACCGTTATCAGGTTAGTAGACCAGACGGGGGCAACGATCAGCCCTGGAGATATACGGATACTGGCCGTTCATTCATTAGAGTTCATACAATTCTAAAGGATATAGAATGAGCGATTTAGCCAATATTGCGGATGCAGTCACTACGATGATTTCCGGAGCTTCTTTAGGTGCCGATTTTACAGCCATAAGAACGTATTCGCCGGTTTATGATCCAACTACAGACACTGGAATTAAGGTTTTTGTGGTGCCAATTAGTCTGACTATGGCGGATATGACCCGCAACACTAACGAATTGACTTATACTGTTATGATTGGAATATATAATAGTATCAATTATGACGAATACAACTCGCTGGATAAAGCGGAAATAGATTCAATGTTATCGTTTTCCGCCAACGTTTGTAGTATTTTTTTGAATAACAACAAGGTGGCTAATCCGGATGCGTTTTTGATTGATATTACAAACGATCCGGCTTTTGATCCACAATCACTCGATCAGCATAATGTATTTGCAACAGTTATCGAGTTAAAATATAAACTAATCAAATAATCTCTAAAGGGGATATATAATGGCAAATTTCGTTTTAGGCAAAGACTGCCACGCATATTATTCAGCCACTCCACTTACCAATACCACTTACGCTACACCGTTGGCGTCTTCTACTGAAATCACCAATATTAAAAGTTTGGATGTTTCTTTTAGTATGGACAAAACGGATATTAGCTCTCGTGGTACAGGTGGCTGGAAAAATCAAGCAACCACATTAAAGGATGCTACTGTTAGCTTTCAAATGGTTTGGAAACCAGCAGACGCAGGATTCACAGCGATGTTCACAGCCTGGAATACTAACGCTGAAATCGCTTTCTTCGCCTTGGATGGCATTAAGACTGCCGCCAGTGGATCGCAAGGCCCAGCGGGCAACTGGATGGTTTCAAGTTTCAAACGGAACGAAGGACTGACAGAAGCGGTTACTGTGGATATCGAATTAACTCCATCATCTTATAATGGATGGGTTACTGCTTAATACAATTAAACTATGGGGTATTTATGAAGTGTTTCAAAGATTCAAAGGCACGAACCTGGGATATTACGGTGAATGTCGGAACTGCGAAAGCGGTAAAAGACTTAACTACTGTCAATTTATTTGATTTATATTCCACCGAAGCCCAAAAGGTATTCTCCGATCCTTGTTTACTGGTTAACGTATTATACGTGCTTTGTAAAAAACAGGCTGAAGATAGGAAAATATCCGATGTGGAATTCGGGGAGTGCCTGGTAGGTGATTCAATCGAAGAAGCGGCTACTTCCCTATTACAGGAAGTAGCCCATTTTTTCCCGAAAAGCCGTCGAGAAATAATGGAAAAGATGCTGGAGAAATCGCAGACGGCAGCGAAGGTGATGGAAAAAAGGGCAATGGAACAAGTGGAAGCATTGGACGTGATGAGCTTAATTCCGTCTATGAAATAGCCGGGATAATGCGTCTAAATCCTGACCCGTACACGTTGCGGGAATTGGTTTGGATGTTCCAAGCTCACCAGAAAGAAGTCTGGGACCATACGTGCCTTATCGTTTGTACTGTCGCTAATGCCAATAGAGATCCAAAGACACCGGCTATTGATCCGGGAAAATTGAATCCATATCGACAGTCACAAGAAATAGAAGTACCAATAAATAGTAATGGGGAAGATATTGCAATCCTAAAAGCCATGTTCATAAAAGCAGTGGAGTATCAAAAGGAATGTTAGACGTTAAAACAAGTATGTTCTTTGATCGCCCTGGAGTTATGAAAAAGGTGAAGGATGGCACTGTATCCGCATTATCCAAAGCCGGAGCTTTCATTCGGCAACGGGCTAAAACGTCCATTAAAACCCGTAAGAAAACGGCCAAACCAGGTAATCCGCCTTCTAGCCATGACGGAAGATTGAAAAATATGATCTTCTTTGGCTATGACAAATCCACAGAATCGGTAGTGGTCGGTCCAAAGCTCTGTAAGGGCAGTAATCCGACTGTACCGCACTTAATTGAATTCGGTGGCTCAATAATCCATTGGAGAGATAAGAAGAAAGCCCATTATCACGCCTTTCCTTTTATGGCTCCAGCTCTCGCTAAAGAGCTTCCAAATCTGCCAGCAGCGTTTCAGGGATGTGTGAAGGGATAAAATATGGGATCAGATATTAGAGCCGGAGCAGCCTTCGTAGAACTTTATGTGAAGGGATCGTTCCAAAAAGACCTGGCTGATGTCCAGCGAAAATTAAAAGCCTTCGGTGATGGCTTAATGTCCATCGGCACGAAAATGATGGGTATTGGAGCCGCAATATCAGCCCCGCTTATTTACGCTGTCCACCAGTTTGCGGCACTTGGTGACGCCTTAAATAAATCGTCTCAACGCACTGGTATTGCAGTAGAGACTTTATCCGCCTTAAAATTCGCAGCCGATCAATCAGGTTTATCTTTTGAAGAATTGGAAATTGCTGTTAGAAAAATGGAGAAATCAATATTCTCCTTTGAAACTGGTTCAAAAGAAGCCACGGCGGCATTTAGTGGTATTGGTTTATCAGTAAAAGACCTAAAGGGTTTAACACCCGAACAACAATTATTAAAAATCGCAGATAAATTATCAAAGATAAGTGACGAAGGGACAAGAGCCGCTATAGCAATGGAAATATTCGGCAAAGGTGGCACCAATATATTGCCTATGGTATTACAGGGAGCCGCAGGAATTGCCAAATTAGAAGAACAGGCCAGATCCTTGGGTTTGGTGATGAGTAAGGAATCCGCCGAAGCCGCCACTAAATTCCATGATACATTGAAAATATTGAATAAACAATTAGGGGCATTGGTCAATGTTATCGGTGCAGCAGTCGCCAATGTTTTGCAACCGTTCGCAACGGGTGCAATTAGGATAATGACCAATGTTATTAATTGGGCAAAAGAGAATAAGAATTTAGTAGTGGGTCTAATTATTGCCGCTGTTGCAATAACATCGGCTGGAGCCGCCCTAATTGCCTTCGGAATAGCTGTAAAAACAGTTCTAATGATTACTTCAGCCATTGCCACAACTTGGGGAGCAATCGGAGCTGCATTTACGTTCCTAATTAATCCCATTACTCTTGTCTGTATCGGGCTGGCGACACTTGGTGGCTATTTTATTTACACTTCCAACATGGGTGCTAAAGCCCTGTCCTGGTTAGGTACAAAGTTCAATATCTTGAAAGAAACAGCGATGACGGCATTTGGCGGAATCGCCGATGCTTTGGCAGCCGGTGACATCCAACTGGCCGGGCAAATTCTCTGGGTAGGTTTGCAGCTCCTATGGGCACAAGGCACTCAGGAACTTATGGGAAAATGGATCGAGTTCAAATATGGCTTCGTCAAGGTGGCGGTTGCCGCCTTTTACGGGGCACTTGAATGCTACCAGAATGTGAAAGCTAGTCTCATCAACGCCTGGATAAATACGGTCGCCGTCTTCGGCGACATTTGGGACGGTTTTATCAGTGTATTCGGGAACGCATGGGATGCCATAATCAACAACGTTGCCAAGGGAATTATGTGGGTGATGTCGCTTTTTACTGGCGACGATTACACAGAAATGGCTCAGGCCGCAGACGATCAACTGGCCCAGGATCAGGCCGACCGGGACAAGGCCGCACAAGACCGTATCGAACAGCGAGCCGCCCAGCTGGAAGCCGATCTAGCGGACGTAGAAAAGCAGCGGGACGACGCCATAGCCGCTTTGGACGATGAAGCCACTTCAATCATCGGTGGTGCTGACGAAGCCGCCAACCAGGAAATCAACGACCTGGAACAAAAGAAAAAGGCACTTCAAGACGAATTAGCCAGCTTACGTAAGAAAGCCGGAGACGAGAAAGCAGCCATTCCCGATGACACGCCATTATCAGCAGACGGATTAAACTTAGATGATGTATTGGCAAATCGGGAAGCTGTTAAACCAATGGCTAAATCACAAGGTATATTTAATGCCGCCGCAATTCAGTCGCTCCAATCGCAGAGCACTGAAGAATACGCAAAACTCACAGCAAAATATACTGCTGAAACAGCGAAGAATACCAGAAACACAGCTAAATTCAAATAATGGGGATAAGGGGATAATATGGCAGTTGTCACAGAGAGAAATATAGGTCGCAAATTAAACGCATCAACCTGCGAACGTTGCTATACGATCCAAGGATGTACCACTGATTTAGACGCCAGAACTGCCCTGTTAAATTCTGTATCAACCGGCGGAAATTACAACACCGTAAATGGAATGATAATTGATCTAGCAAATACTGAAGTAGAAGAAATAGGCGAGAATCTTTATTACGGCTCGGTAAAATACAAGGCACTCCAACAGTTGCCAAGTAGCTTCCATATTAGTTTTGATATCTCCGGTCAAAACAGCCACATCACGCAATCAATTGCGAGTGTAAATAAATATCCGTCCACGGCTCGGGATTTTAAGGGAGCAATGGGAGTGGATGCCGATGGGAATATTCAGGGAACTGATATTCTTATTCCCTTTATGACATTTCAAATAAATTACACCTTTAATAATTCAGTTATAACTGACGCATATATCCAAACCTTAACAACTATTGTGGGATCAGTAAATAGTGATGTATTTCATAATTTTCAAGCCGGAACACTTCTTTTAACAAAAGTAAGCGGACAGCAAAGGGACGATTTATCTTGGGATTTATCTTTCGGTTTCTCTGCTTCTGCCAACAAAACCGGATTAACCGTAGGCGATATAACAGGAATTGCTAAAAAGGGCTGGGAATATATGTGGGTTTACTACATGGATAAAACAGATACAACGTCCGATGGTGTCACTTACGTTAGAAAGATTCCTGTTTCTGTCCATATTGAACAGGTTTATAACACTTCCACCTATTCGAGCTTGGGGATTTAATGGATTATCGTAGAGTCAGAACCGGAGATGATATAGAGATAAAGGCGGATACCTGGAATTCGTTCCTAGCCGCAGCCGAATACACCCAAAAGCAACAGAAGTTCAATGGTCAAATATCCGGCAACTCTGATAGTTGTCTGGTGAAAGTCCAGAATGTATCGGGTTCCGCCATGGCTCAATATGCCGCAGTAGCCGTCACCGGGGTTATCAGCGAGCCGAATAATAGCAACGTCAATGCCGGGTCAACCATAGAATTTAACAGCAATCTTGTGCTAAAAGTTGCGGTTCCAACGACTGCCGATGCTGGACGCTGGTTGGTTCTTTTGGAACCAGTGGCAAACAACGCCATCGGCTGGGCTATTGGAATTGGAGTCACCCAGTGTTGGATTAACTTAACGAATACTAGCCATACTTGCGTGGAAATTACAAATGGTTCGGTTGTACCTGTAAGCGGTACAAGTGGAAATAGGATTCTGTGGGTAAAAGGTGGAGTAGGAGCCGCAACGGCAACCGGAAACCAATATGCTGTCATTAGAATATGTGAAGATTACAGCGGTGAAACATTTCCCGCTCGCATAACCGCTGTTTCTGGTTCATTCCCCACCTGGAGTTATACTGTCCAGCGGGTTTTATCCTACGATGCCACACAGACGGGAGCGGCAAGGTGGGTGACGGATGGGGTAAATATCACCGGAGTTCTAAACCGCTGCGAATTCCAAGGAACGCCAACGTATACCTATGGTACGGGAAATTCAATAACTGCCAGCGATGGCACAGTGAATTCCGGATCTTGCAAAGTGATTTCCATAGGCATCGGTAGCGTG